ATGCGCATTTGGGAACCTCTTCAGATGATGAACATCAACGAAGCCCAGCTTCACATCAGAATGCACATGCAGCAAGGGCACAAAGTACCAGAGGGACTAATAAACTTGATTCAGCTTCAGTACCTACTTCAGGACTAATCTTTCTTTGTATTGGTCGGCACTTCAATAATGCGACCTTGGAAGTCATCCTCTACTTCCGCAAAGCCAATCTTCTTGTCCAAGTACCCTCTTATGATTCTTGGAGCAACGAACGATAAGATTTCTCGACCCTCGCAGACATTACAAGCGCAGAAGGGTATTCCACTCTCTGTCTCATGTCCTTTAATAAATTCAGGGGTTCCTTCTTCAGCATCTACAGATTCGTAGAGCCCCATCATGTATTCGTCTAGACCGTCTTGAAGCTTCTGTGCCCACTCGGGGTCTCTTATTTCAAATCTCATTGCTTTTGTCATAGCATCACTCTATACTAAAAGAATGATTTATTCAACTATTCCAACTTATGATGTTTCTGTTCACGGTACCAAGCGCGGCGTGGCTTGCGTAATGTGTACTTTTGGCGACATGATGGACAGGGCTTGGATAGCTGAGTCCACTCAGGAGATGGTTGACCACTTAGGCGGCCATCGTCGTGCAGGAGACAGAGTTCCAGACGACCTTACTGAAAAGCTGTGGGCAGACAACGCTGCTAATTACCCTAAGGCGCAATCCACTGGGATTTAGCTGTACTGGTGAATCCAGGTGGTAATAACTTTCTCCCACTCGCGAAAGTTGTCTGTATCTCCGCCAACTTCCAATCCACGCTTCACACTTACTTCGCGTTGATACCGAAGCTCTCCTTCGGAATTATAAATCTTTAGATTACCTCGCCACATGTTCTCGCCTATTGACTCAATAACTACTGAGTAATTCTCTACTTGGCTTTGCCAAATCATATCTGGTTCCATGGTTTCCTCTTTTTACGGGGTGGGAGCGCGAAAAATCACATTCTGGTTCCGAGAGCAGACCTGTACCACTCTCTGCCGTCTTTAACATTATGCACGAACCTGACGTCGGTGACTCCTACAGAGTTCAGCCAATCGGCCCACTTAGGCTCGCAGTCTATGTACTCTCCACCCAAAAGAGCGAACGGGACTTCATACGCGTGCGCAACAATCGCCGCATGCATTGAGCCTGCCAAAACAAACCTTGCTCCAGAGACTTTATCTATGAAGGCCAAGATGTCTGCGCGGTCCTCGACAACGGGGCTAAAAAGTGCGTCTGCGCCTAGCTCGTGTATCGAATTGACGTTGTAATCCGACTTGTCCAGAATGTGCCGTACTGCAAACGCAAGACCATTAGGCGAAGACTTAGGGTAGATTCCTGGAAGCATGTATGCGGGGTCTAAGGTGATTTCAGTTTCAATCCCGTGCTTTCTAAGTTCCGCTTGAGTGTTTGGGCCTCGTACTCCATCAAACTCTGCAGTCTCTAGCAACTCTGGGTCTAGGCTTTCGCCTCTCCAACCACAGCCGTGAAAGACTGCAATCTTTCCAGCATCGGCAGCAAGCTTAAGGTGCGTGTTGCTTATGACACTCCCAATAGGGAAATGCACACTGCTAGGGTCCAAAGACCATTCGTGATGCTTCAAAGGGTCAAGGAACACTTCTGGCAAAGCGTCACCAAAGTTTCGGGTTACCCCGTCTAGTTTCCATTCGTAAATCATTAACCCAATCTTATCGGGTGTATGCTGAGTTGTATGGATGACTACGAGTACGACGGAAAACAACGAGACGCCAGACAGTTCGAAGAGCGGATGTCATTAGCATCTTTTAAGGGTAAATCCGTTGAGTATCTTATCCGAGCTGAAACTGCTGCGGGCTACGAGGTCGGGTTGCACTACGCTCAAATTGCTCAAGCCTACGCAACGTTGGAGCTTGCTCGCGTTACTGGCATTCAAAGGCGCTCTAGTTAAATCTGTCTTCTTGCTCAATCATCTGAACGGCTCTTTTTACAAACTGCTCAGGACTGTTCATCTTCAGTAGAAGCAGGTCCAGCATCAGTAGGCCCAGAATTCTTCTTTTTTCGTCCTGCACCCCCTGCTGGTAAATCTGCTCCTCTATCATGTTCCTCGGCTGCTTCTCGGTTCCCATGGCACTCACATTCGCACTTAGTCATTTCGCCTTTTACGGCCCAGTTTTCAAACTCAACTCTACAGCCAGCGTGATGCCCCGTTGCGCACCACCCAAAAAAAGCCATACCTAACCATAACTCATTTCTATCCTTCCTTTTTCTCTGTCGGAGCGGAAGCGCGAAAAAACGGTTTTTGAACTTACGAGTACCGCTAAGATAGTTGGTGTGGAGGCATGCACAACCACTGCGTAATTGGACGGTCGGTTGTGTTTCTTCTCTGCTAGGTAAACCGAAGACAACCGTGAGGAGGTCGGAAAACGTATCTAGGGGAGGTGCCAGGAAGCATGGATTGGGATTTCTCGATTGGTCTGGCACCTCCGCCTCCACACTCCCCCCCACACCTAAACTCCCCTATTTCTCTGGAAGATTCCCTTTACGGAGTGAGAGCGCAAAAAAACGGGGTTGAAAGTCAGGAGTTTTTCAAGTTATGATAAGGTGTTTTTATGATAGTTGACGATGAATTCTTGTCCCTCGAAACTCAAGACAGAATAGAAGAGCTTTTAGTTGGGGTAAACAGTGATGTACCGTACGTTTTTTCACCTGTTACAAGCAACACTAAAGCTACAGGGGTCTTAGATTTCTCTGAATCAGAAGAGTCCTTTCAGATAGTATCCTTAATACACCCTCCTCCTCCAGGTATGGAAAAGTACACAGAAGAAATTAGAGCTCTTGTAAAGTCTTCTTTAGCTTCTTTCGGGGACAAACACAATTTTAACGTGGTGGATGTTTTTCGGATTAAGTCCAATCTTCAAGCAAAAAACCTTTGGAGCGAGAGACCAACACACTCTCCTCACGTTGATTCTTTGTACACTCACTGGGTCTGGCTTTACTACGTTAATGATAGCGATGGAGATACCGTGTTTTATGACAAGTGGTTTGATGCAGAAAACCCTAACCCAACTGACCTAACTGAGAGCTTAAGAGTCCCGCCCAAAAAGGGCAGAGCAGTGGTTTTTAACGGTTTTCAGTATCACTCATCCAGTTCTCCCACTAAAAGCCCATTTAGAAGCGTAATAAATGTCAATTTTATGACAGAAAACACGAACTTTCTTAAAAAGTCACATAGTAGCTCTGACTGACTTTATTCTAAAGCTCGAAAAAACGAGTTTTGTGGTGTAGTATCTATTATATGACAAACGACAATTCTCAGTGGAGCTACTCCCTGACCTCTCAAGAAGAAGCAACTTGCGCTCGCGTTGGCTTTGAACGCCAAGAGCCCTACCTCGCAAGGCCCGAAGCTAATCGAAGATACTCCCAAGGAGACGTTGCAGAGATTTGGCAACACTCAGTTGCTGCTGGCTCTGAAATGGCCTTTGCTCGAATGGTTGGCCTTAGCGACTTTGTGCCTCACGTAAATAAGTGGAAGTCTGCTGCAGATGTTCCCCCCTACGAGATTAGGTATTGCTTCACCAATAAAAGGGTGGACGACTCGACTTGGTCCCTGAGGCATGAAGAAGGCGACGACATAGATGTTGCTTATGTACTCCTTGTTGGCGGGCTCGAAGATATGAAGCCAAGGGACAGAGATAACGTATCTCCTCCCTACACAGCGGTTGGATGGATGTGGGGCTCTGACTGCCGACAGTCCACTTTTGAGCTTACCCAGATATCTAGCAAGCGCCGTTGGAGAGTTCCCTTTGACCAACTGAGGTCTATGGCAGAAGTGACTTCTCCTCAATACGTTAACGGAGTGTGAGCGCGAAAAAACGGGTTTTGCACGAAGTTTTATAGGGGCATTTTCCTTGTATTTACTGGGCAAAGTGCCTAAATTGTACGAACTCCAAATGAACATTAGGTATAATACAAATAAGTAATACAGTTTTAGACATAACACTGTATGATATAGTCTAGTTAAACGACAGAAAGAAGGTAATTATGAGTATCAATTGGAAAGCACCATTCGAGTTTGCATTTGAGCTAGGTATGTTCCTGCTCGGCTCTATTTTGGTCCTCGCTATCGGCATCATCGCCATTGTTTTGGTTTACGGTTTGGTCAAAAGCCTCTTCGTAACTTTAGGCAAAGCGAAGAAGAAGAAGAGCGAAGACAAGAAAAGCTTTTTCAAGATGCATTCGGTAGACTAGGAACTAATGACAGTCTTTAACTCAGACATGACCGTAGAGCTGGTCAAGCACAGTGCGTCAGATACCGATGTAATCTTCGCTGCCAAGGTTTCAACCCAAGGCGAGCGCTCATTCCACGGCAACGAGGGATTCTCCGAGGACGCATCGGACAGGCAAGCTGGTCTAATCAACTGGCTGGTTCGCGACCGTCACGGTTCTCCCTTTGAGCACTCTGTCTTTACTTTCTATGTAAAGGCCCCTATTTTTGTTTGGAGAGAGCACATGCGTCACCGCATGGCCAGCTACAACGAAGAGTCGGGACGATACAAGAAGCTAGAGGCAGAGTTCTACGTTCCAGACGTATCTCGCAACCTTATCCAGACTGGCAAGCCAGGAGCTTACGTATTTAGTGCAGGCACCCCTGAGCAGTACGAAGTTGTGTCTAACAGCTTTGCTACTTCCTGCGAAAGTGCCTACGCAGAATACACAGGGATGCTGGACGCGGGAGTTGCCCGAGAGGTGGCCAGAGCAGTTCTGCCCACAACTATCTACTCATCGGCGTACGTCACCATGAACGCCCGCGCTCTTATGAACTTTTTGTCACTGCGTCGCAACGTAGAAGGCCAAAGGTTTCCGTCATACCCACAGCGCGAGATTGAGATAGTCGCAGAGAAATACGAAGCCATCTTTGAACAGCTCATGCCATTGACCCACAAGTCTTTCGTTGCGAACGGAAGAGTAGCTCCGTAATGACTGAAGGCATTGCTTATTGCTATGCACGAGTCTCAACTCAAATGCAAGCAACAGACGGTATGAGTCTTGGAGCTCAGGAGAAGCAGCTAATCGCTGCTGCTGAGTTGGCTGGCTACACGCCTGTAATTCTTAGAGAAGAGGGGCGCTCAGGGAAGAGTATTCAAGGTAGGCCAGTGTTGAAGAAGGCATTGGAGGAACTTGACTCTGGGCTTGCTCAAGCTATGTATGTCACAAGGCTGGACCGACTAGCTCGCTCCACTCGAGACTTCCTCAGCATTGTTGACCGTTCTCATAAGTATGAATGGCGATTAGCCCTGCTTGACCTTGGGCTAGACACTGCCACATACCAAGGAAGATTCGTCGTCACAATAATGTCAGCCATGGCCGAGATGGAAAGAGGAATGATTTCTCTACGCCAGAAGGATGTCCATCAAGACCGACGTGACAACGGTAAAGTCTGGGGAGTTGACATTGGCCCTAAGTCAGTACTGGACATAGACCTAAAGCGAAGAATTTGGAACGAAAGAAACGCTGGTCTTTCTTTTAACGTAATAGCTCAGAAGCTGAACAAAGAGGGAGTTCCAACAACTAACAAAGGTAAAGAGTGGTACGCAAGTACTGTTCGATACGTTTTTGTGGCATTCTCTAAAGAAATCCCTGAGGCTGTTTAGCTCAGGGCTTTTTATCCAGGTCACGCACTGAGACTAGCCAGTCGTCTTTTAACTGAGCGACCGCCGAGAGCAAAACAAGTCCAGACATTAGCAATAACAGAACCCACAGAATTGCCAGCACCCCAGCCACAATCAAAAGAATAATTAAAAAGTCCATAAGTAAATGATACAACTGTTTAGAACTGACACGCGATAATACATGCGGTAAACCTTAAGGTTATAGATTAGGTTTAGGGCCTTACGTATGATAGTCTTGAAAGTAGACAATCTGGGATACAAAGACATAGATGGAGAATGACATGAGCTATGAGCTCGTAGAAGAATACGCAACAATGATTGTGCCTATACTACCTCAGGCAAAGCAGGCGTATGGTGCTCGTAACCAGTCCTCGCCAGCCCACGAAGCAAGCAGGGAGTACACCCGATTGCTCACAGAGTTTTACAACAAAGGCGGAAGTCTTCCTTTGCTTGCAAAGAAACTAGAAGTAGCGTACGCGGGAGTTCGCCGTCGCGTTGTTATGAATGACATTACTGTGTCAGCTTTCAGGCCAAAAGTTCGCGTAAAAAATCAGGACATCAAATCAGCCGCGTCTCGAGTGACTTCTGCTCGTAAAAAAGACGGAGACCTGTATCACGACCAGTTGGCTGAGGAATACCAGAACGGTATCTCTCTTTCTAACTTGGCAAAGGAACTAGGACTCAGCTCAGCTGCACCCCTGTATTATGGAGTTCAGAGAAGTTTGCAACGTAACTCAAAGAAGTAGGTGACCTATGGGCAAAAGTTTGATGGAGCTTATTGCGCTTCTGCCCATAGAGGAGCAACAGGCTGTACTTGCTGATATGGACATGGACCAGCTCATGTGGGACTGGAACGTTTGGGCTCGCCCTGAGCAGTTAGCACCCGAAGGTGAAGACTGGAACGTATGGCTAATTCTTGCTGGGAGGGGGTACGGAAAAACGCGCCTCGGTGCCGAATGGGTCCGCGAGCAGGCAAAATACACAACCACAGGGCAAAGAAGATTTGGGCTAGTGGCCCGTACCGCGGCTGACGTTCGAGACGTAATCGTCGAAGGCGAGAGCGGCATCATGAACATCTCCCCTCCCTCAGAGAAACCTCACTACGAACCGTCCAAGCGAAGGTTGACTTGGCCAAACGGCAACACTGCGAGCCTCTTTTGCGTGACCCCTGACACTGAAGCCCTTACGAAAGATAGGGGCTGGGTGACTCACGGGAACTTGAGTGAGGGAGACGAAATACTCACTCTAAACACTGACACTGGTTCTTCAGAGTGGAATCCAGTAAAAGGTGTTCACACATTTGATGTAGTTGACGAACCAGTAGCAAGATTTTCTGGAAGGCACCATTCATCGGTTTCGACCTTGACTCATAAATGGCCAGTTAAGCTTCGAAATGGTGAAATAAAATTGACCACTACAGACTCCATTATTAAAGGAGAGTCGCACACAAAAGTCAGGCTTATCACTTCTGCACCGTGCTCTGACATACCCACAACCAGCACACACTCTGATGCTCTAGTGGAGCTCTGCGCTTGGTACATGACTGAAGGCTCCGTTAAGTCTAAAGACTTCAAATCTAAAACTAGGTCTCTAGTTCTCATAGACCAGCCTGGCTGGGAAAAATGGCTTAGTAACAGAATTGCTCCACTAAGGTGTCATAAAAAAGACGGCAAACCTAAAATTATCAAACCTACGTCTACAAAAAAGAATGGCGCTTGGGGGATGACTAATCTCATAGATATATGCGATAAATTAGGTGAAGACATAGAAGACGCTCTAGTTTTCTATCATCAGAGACCTAGGTCAGTTTCACTGTCTATAGCCCAATCCATGAGAGTGAACCCAGATAAGTGCGCATCTATACATAAAGCTCTTACAGATTTATTTGGACCAGAGCGGGAAAAAACAAAGGCTCCTGGCCAAAAAATAAAAGGAGAGTCTTGGATAGTCAGGCTAGATTCTTCAGGAAACGGGGCGCTTAATTACTATCTAGACAACGACTCTTCCGCTAAAATTTTAGAACATTTCATCGACCCTGTAGAAAAAATACCCACTATAGGATTTATGAATTCGCTGACGGTCAGTCAGTTAGAGATATTTGTTAACGCATGTATGGATGGCGACGGGCACAGGAGAGGAAGTAGCGGCTCTTTTGAACAGAAGAGTGCAGGACGAAGAGATGCTTTTGGTTATGCACTTACTTTGCTTGGGCACAGCCACTCGTACACCACTCGTCACTCTAAGTATAAAGGTGAGACAGTTACTTTGTATGGAGCACACTATCGCGGGAGCGCCTACACAACTCTCCCTCGAGCAGCAAACCTGCAGAGCAGCAAAGGCCGAGCGTGGGGTAACGGCAGAAGTACTTATACTTTAGAGAACTACACAGGAATTGTATGGTGCCCAACCGCAAAGAACAAAACATGGTTGGCACGTCACGACGGCAAAGTATTTTTTACTGGAAACACTGCCGACGAACCTGATGGTTTGCGTGGACCACAATTTAGTCACGCTTGGGCCGATGAAATCGCGGCCTGGAGACAGACTCCAGACTCTGCTGGCATGACTGCATTTGACAACTTACGAGTTGGTACACGTCTTGGAGCTAGTCCAAAGTTGATTGCAACTACAACTCCAAAAAGAGTGCCGCTACTTTATAAACTTATTGAAGAGTCTAAACTTATTAAAACTTCAGGTTCAAAAGTTGTTATCACCAAGGGCTCTACTCTCGAAAACGCTGGAAACTTGTCGGGCGCATACCTAGACACAATTACTGGAGTATACGAAGGAACATCTCTCGCGCAGCAGGAGCTTTACGGCGAAATGCTTGATGATGTGGACGGTGCTCTTTGGACAATCGAAATGATTGATAAGGCAAGAGAACTTATCTACCCGCCTAGCACCCCCCTGAGAGTCATAGGTGTTGACCCCTCGGTAGCAGAAAACCCAAGGGACGCTTGCGGTATCGTCGTCTGCGCATCCACTGGAGACAGAGACTTGTACAAGCGCCACGCTTGGGTTCTGGAAGACGCTACCATTCACGGCTCCCCAGAAGTCTGGGCTAATAAAGTCGTTGAGATGGCTCGTCGCTGGGGCGCACCAGTTGTCGCAGAAGTAAACCAAGGTGGTGCTTTGGTTCGTAACGCAATCAACGCTATTGACCCTAGCGTAAAGGTTTTAGAGGTTCACTCAAAATACGGTAAAGCTTTGAGAGCCGAGCCAATTGTTTTGGCCTACGAGCAATCTAGAATTCACCACGTAAATTATCTACCCGAGCTAGAGTCTCAGATGACTTCTTGGATTCCAGAGCAGACTCGAAGCTCACCAGACCGAGTAGATGCTTTGGTTCACGCCATGACAGCTTTGCTAATTAAGCCACCTGCAGGATTCCATGGAGGAAAGCTAACTGCTAAATCTCCTGCTGCAAGAAAGCTTCCGCCGTTCCGTTCTGGCGGAGGTAAGGTTTTTAACCCTAACCGTTAGAACCTAGCTATCGAAGTCATTGTCTGCCAGTTCATATCTGTAGGCGTCATCCTTGAAATAACCTTGAGACCCTTGACAGTTGCGCGAGAACCAGTACCGTCAATCTCCATGCCACGCTCAAGAAGCTTTCTAGTGAATGCAATCTGAGTCATCGAGCGCTCGCCACGGTCCTCGGACCAAACACGGTAGACGCTAAACATAGTCTTGATTGTTGTCTGAATCCCTACGGCTTCTTCAGTCTCTTCGGCAAGGAAGATTCCAATACGGTCTTCGTTCTTGCGATAGACATCAGCTGCTTCTCGAACTCGTACGCACCAACCAAGAGCGTCAGGGTCATTGGAGTTTAGAATCTGCATTGCACCTTCGACAGCCCAAGCAAGAACAGCGGGTAGTCCGCCTTCTGGGTCAAAGATGTAGTCCTTAAGGTTTGGGTCTGGGTGAAGAGGCACCTTGTCAAACGGGATAGGTCTGATACGACGCCACATGGCATCATCCGTAATGATAGGACGGTGGTTTGTAGAAATCCATAGCTTCGCCTGAGACTGGAACGTGAAAGGCTGCTCTCCAGGAGAACGGGCTGAGATTTCAGAAGAGCCCGTCAACTTCTTTACAGAGTTCTCTTTAATACGCTCGGAGTCGGGAAGCTCATCTACCCAGACCATTCGGCGTCCACGCAACTGAGCCCAGTGGTAGAGGTCAGTGCTGTTTGACTTTCCGTCGCCCTGAGCCAGAATTGTGGAGTCCAGAGGCCAAGCGTACTGCTGAGTACCTAGGCACTTAACCAAAGCCTCAACGAAAGTATTTTTACCCGAACCACCAGGTCCATAAACTAGAAAAAGAATGTCGTACTTACTGGAGCCAGTGAGTGTGTACCCAGCGGCTCTTTGTAGCCAGTCTTGGTATTCTTTGTCTCCACCAGTTGTCTCGTCTAGGAACTTTTCCCAGCGGGCGTTTCGGTGACCACGAGTGTAAGTAACTGGAGCACGGCGAGTGATGTGCAGGTCTGGACGACCCTTCAAAAGCTCACCTGATTTTAGGTCAATCACACCGTTGAGAACACCCAACAAGTTTGAGTCATTGTCCCACGTGTCAACTGCTACTTCAACCCTAGGGTCAGACTTAGCACTATCCACTGCTCCACGCAACCGAGAGTTGCTACGAGATTGATGCGCCCACTTGAGAACTTCACCCTGCTTATCTGGGTCATGGTTCTCGGTCTCAGAGCCAATAAAGGCGCCGAGTCGCTTAGCAAGTTCTTGAATTTCTAGGTCTTCGGTATCAGGCTTCCAATAGCCCTCTTTCCAAACAAACCAACCAAGGCCAGTACTGTATCGAGCACCCTTACCAAAAATGTCTACAAGGCGACGTCCGTTGCCAGTGTCTGACAAAGAACGTCTACCTGGAGTTCCTCCGTCTTGAACTGCTATGGCGTCTGGGTCTTTAGGCACGTCCATGTTTGTAATGCTGGTGGCTTCATTAATAGAAGCCCCCTGCTCAATTAGCTCATCTACACCGTGCTCGTACGGACGGTAGATGTTTTCGTTTAGGCCGTCCATTGAATAAGTCTCGGGAGCCACGACGCCAAGAAGAGGAACTAGCTTTGCTGGGGATTTAGCCGCTCCATTGGATGCGCTAATTTTTACGGCACGGTCTTTTTGCCATTCGCTGTGCTGAGGGTCATATCTTTGTTCTTTAGGATTATCCGCAACAAACTGTATGCCGCGACGAACGTGCATAATCAAAGAGTTTGTGCCCTCTAGCTCCATAGGAGGTCGGACGTTATCGTGATTGAACCTAATCATAAACGTTTCAATGAAGTTAGCGGTTACAGGCTCTGTCCCATACTTATTAGCTAAGTGGCAGGAAAGCTTATAAATCTGTACAGCTCGCTCTCCTTCGTCAATTCCCTCGTTAATAAGTTTGTCGTAGTCAAAATCTTCTACGTCATTTACCCAGTCCCAGTCGCCTCCACCAGCAAAGTTGTATGAGGTGCGACGACGCTGTTTACGGAGAATACTTAGGAGCTCCTCGGGAGCCTCTGCCATATCAATTTCCCAAGGCGCACAGCCCTCGGCCCATTCATAAGTGACACCAGAGTGGTGCCTCGAAGGAGAAATAAGGACATAGCCATTGTGCTTAATGTCAACACCTTTTAGCTCAAGAGAGTTGAGGTTTCCGATTAAGTCTTCTTCTGGGTCACACTTGTAGTAAATGTGGCGTCCACGGCCACTAGTTCTGTCATCGCCGTTGTAGATACCAGTGATGGCCTCAACGGTTGGGGGTAGCTCGCCTTCGAGCTTTTCTAAAAATTTTACATAGGATTCTGGACCGCCAGAGCGTGGGTCAATGTCGATGACTAAAAAGCCAGACTTAGAACAATGTACGCCGATGTTGTACTCAGGGTTGGCGCTCCACCACTTGTTAATCTTGTCAATGTCTGAAGTTGATTCAACATTCCACTGACCTATTACAGGGTGCTTTCCAACTTCCTTGGGCTCACCGTGGGTCTTATTGCAAGTGCATCGACCGTTGTCAATTCCATGGCATGGAAGAATTTTCCAATTCAAATTTGGGTAATATGTCGACGCCTTTGCGAGACGACTCTTGTCTTTGTTATCCACCGCAACCTCCTCAAATCGCTGGGAAGATTACTCAACGTTCGCGGAAGATAGTTAAGTAACTTAAAAAATTTTTAGCTTAGTAGGGAAACTATACACCTAGCGCAGTCCGCTGTCTACTAATCGTTCAACGAGTTTCAATATACACTATAAGTAACACAAGCTTACTCAGACGGGGCATTCTCTTGCAATTTCTTTCATACACTTTTCCAGCTGTGATTATTGACACGGCCAATTGGTGGGAGCCAGGCACGGCTGATGTTTTGGACATCGGAGACATTGCTATCTACTTAAGTGCTTTAATTGCCTTTGCAGCGGTTGTTGCTGGCACATCTAAGGTCTTTACGCAAAATTGTCAAAGAAGAGATTGAAATTGCCACCGCTCCCATCCATCCAAAGTCTAATGGAGGCCTAAGCCTTGCAGATGTGGCCCGTAAGACTGGAGATTTAGAAACTTCTCTAAATAAAATCAGCACTCAAAACGAAGAAACCCGAACCATTCTTCTTCAAGTTTTAGCCAACTCGGTATATATCCCAATCGTTGTGCCTGAAAAACAAGTCAAAAAGCCGACTAGAAAAAAAGGACCCACTCCTCCCAAAAAGGATAATTAGGTCTTATAGTCGCCATAAGTAGGAACTTTTGAAACAGTTTTATTAGATACTTGACACGCCGTAAGTATTATAAGTCGAAAAGTTTGCACTTAGTGTTACAGTTATCGCGAGACTTACAATAAGTCTTTCCGCCTTACTGGAGGTACTTATGAGTTTAGCCGAAAAGTTGAGCGCTACCCCCCGCACCGATTCTGGTTTGCCCTGCGGCGTAGCCAAGCTTCTTTCTCTAATTGAGGGAGAAGACCTAGAAGCTTTAGAGATGCTTATGTCTGAGCCCTCTAGCGCCACGACCGTCTCTAATCGACAAATCCACGACATTCTTTTGAGTGAAGGATATGACGTTGCTTTTTCCTCTATATCAACGCACCGCCGTAAGCAGTGCCGTTGCTTTACAGGGATGAATAGTGTAGCTCGTAGAGACCTAAAAAAGAAGGCGTCTTAATGTCTGAGTTGACTGACAAGTTTTTGGCTCTAGTTAGTCCAGGACCAAGCGGGTCTGACACAAGATTAGTGAACGCCCCAGAGTCTTGGCGTCCCCGAATGGAGATTGACGAGAACGGTGGGTTCATTGTCTCAACACCCAGGAGTGCTGGTGAGATTCCAGACCAAAAAGATTTACTAGAAGAGTTTGACCTCACCCCAGAGCAGTGGGAAGTTGTCTCAGTAAGAAAATCTAAATGGCAGAACCACGCTGGAGAATGGCTAGAAGCTCACAGAATTTCACTCAAGCCAGCTGCAGGATTTGGTCAAAGAGATTTTGATTTAGAAAAATTAGTAGCTGAAGTCTCTAAATGGAAGCCAGGCAAGCCAGAAAAAGTTACTTCTGGCAATCTGGCTTATATTTTTGCCCCTAGCGACCAGCAGCTTGGTAAAAAGCAAGGAGATGACGGCACAGCTCAAACTGTAGACCGTCTTCTTCAAATGACAGCTCTGGGAGTTCAAAGACTTAAGGACCTTAGAAAAATTGGTCGCAGTATTGGCACAGTGGTTATCCCACTTCCTGGAGACCACGTTGAGGGCAACACCTCACAGAATGGAAAGCTACAAGGCCTTGCGTCCTCAGACTTGGGGCTAACAGAGCAGACAAGAGTTGCTCGTAGGATTCTTATGGCTCAAATTAAGGCCTTTGCACCATTGGCAGACAGAATTATTGTTCCTGTAGTCAATGGAAACCACGATGAAGTTACCAGACAAGTAATCTCAGACCCATCCGACGGGTGGAATGTTGAAGTTGCCTCCGCAGTTCAGGACGCATGCGCCGAAAATGAAGCACTAAGTCACGTTGAGTTTAGATTCCCTGAAAAGTCTCACCAGACACTGTCCATAGATATTTGTGGCACGCTGCTGGGATTATTCCACGGACACCAAACTGGTAACAACGTTTTGAAGTACTTGCAGGGCCAATCAGCAGGCCAAACCGCCCTAGGCATGTGTGATGTCTGGATTTCTGGGCACTTTCACAATTTCAAAGCTATGGACATTGGTGGCAGATTGTGGGTCCAAGCCCCTACGGTTGACCCAGGAAGTGCGTGGTTTCGCGACCGCCACGGCCTAGAATCTTCTCCAGGAATCCTTACTATGGTGATTGGCGAGGGCCACAACCCTAGACAAGACATTAGCGTAATTACTGGGGTTAGAGACAACTAACCCCTGCAGAACTCCCGTACAATAAAAAGCGTAAGAAGAGTCCGCTGCCTGTCGGACCTTCGGCAAGCTTTAATGGACCTGGAGCGCCGCCTATGAATTTTTCACCTGACGTTAACACTAGAAATGTCGTTGGTAAGTACCTCAAAGGTACTGGCCTGCCCGCTTCTGGTACCGTAGTCTTCACGGCTTCGAGCCGAATTGAAGATGTCGACGATGCAACAATTGTCGCTAACCCCATTGTTTTAACCCTTGACTCTAACGGAGAGTTCACCGTTGAGCTTCCGTGCACTGACGACCTTGACCTGAGCCCACGTGGCTGGTACTGGACTGCGAAGATTCGCATCAAGGGTTCACGTCCAAAAGAATTTCGCTTCTATCTTCCTATTGGAGATGAGAGCGATGTAGATATAACCAAGCTTGACACCGTAGACACGGTAACAACTTCCCCCGCAGGTTCAGACGTTGCTAGAGGCTCTGTAGGCCCACAGGGAGCAACAGGACCTACTGGCGCTGGCGAGCAAGGCCCGCAAGGCCCCACAGGACCTTCAGGCGGTCCTACAGGTGCAACGGGTGCACAAGGTAACATCGGTAACATTGGGCCAACTGGTGCAGCTGGAACCTCAGTCACCATTGTTGGTTCTCTGGCATCCACAGGTGACCTACCTACAACAGGCGACATCGGAGATGGCTACCTTATAAATGGTGACCTTTTTGTGTGGGACAACGTCAACTCCGAGTGGGACAACGTTGGAACAATCCAAGGTCCAGTTGGCGGAACTGGTGCAACAGGCGCGGCAGGGACAACTGGAGATGCAGGACCTGCAGGCGCTACAGGACCCACAGGTATTCAGGGTGCAACTGGTGCTATCGGTGCCACGGGCGCAACTGGTCCAACCTCCACAGTTCAAGGCCCCATCGGTGTCACAGGCCCAACTGGGCCGATAGGTCTTCAGGGTAATTTAGGTAATACTGGTCCCGCTGGCGTAGCAGGCCCAACAGGCACTGCAGGCCCAACTGGGTCAATCGGCTCAACTGGAGCTACTGGAGTCGCGGGTCCAACAGGTATCCAAGGTGTAACAGGAGCAGTTGGAGCAACGGGTGCAACTGGTGCAAGCGGTGTCCAAGGTAGCACAGGAGCCATCGGCCTTTCGGTCACAGGTGCAACTGGCGCGGTCGGTGCAACAGGTGCTACAGGAGCGAGCGGTCTAGCTGGCTCTACTGGTGCCCAAGGTCTTCAAGGTGTACTTGGCGCGACAGGCGCTGTAGGTGCCACGGGCGCAACAGGTTCTCAAGGTTTAGTTGGTGCCACGGGTGCTTCGGTTACAGGTGCAGCAGGTGCTTCTGGCGCAGTGGGCGCAACTGGAGCTACTGGTTCTCAAGGCGCTACTGGTGCTCAGGGAGTAGCAGGTCCGACTGGTGCGACTGGTTCAACGGGTTCAGACTCAACCGTGGCTGGTCCACAGGGTGCAACTGGTGTTCAAGGTCCGACTGGTGTTGCAGGTGCAACAGGCCCAATTGGTAACTTTGGTGGAGCAAGCTTTGACTACACCTTTAGCACTTCGGTAGCAGATACCGACCCTGGCACTGGAAAAATTAAATTTAACAACGCTGACCTTCAGAGTGCAACCAACCTCTTCATTGACGATGAGGCTGACGGTGCAATCGATGTTCAGCAATTCCTCCGCACGATTGACGACTCTACAAGTCCAATCAAGGGACACGTTCGAATCACCAACAAAGTCGACTCTAACGACTTTGCAATCTTTGCCATCACAGGCGCAATCACTGAGGCCACAGGGTACTTTAGAGTTCCTGTTTCTTACCTGAGTGGACTGGCAACAAGCTTCTCCAATCTAGAAGATATTATTGCCACGTTCGCAAGAACTGGTGACATTGGTCCTCAGGGTATTCGCGGTGAAACAGGACCTACGGGTGCAACAGGTGCAGTCGGTGAAACAGGGCCAGCAGTCACTGGTCCTACAGGCGCGGCCTCTACCCAAGTTGGCCCCACAGGTTCTACAGGTGCAACAGGTGCAGGAATACAAGGACCAACAGGTGTTGCTGGACCGCTAGGACCTACGGGTGCTATTGGTGCTACAGGTGCTACAGGCTCGACTGGACCTCAGAGTAATGTTCTCGGGCCTACAGGCCCAACTGGGCCGATAGGTCTTCAGGGTAATTTAGGTAACACAGGCCCAACTGGTGCTACTGGTGCAGTCTCAACAACTCCTGGACCTACAGGTGCAACGGGTAACGACTCCACAGTTCAAGGCCCACAGGGCGAGCAGGGTGTCACAGGGCCTACTGGTGCAGACAGCACAGTTGCAGGACCGCAGGGTGTAACTGGACCGACAGGTTCGACAGGTTCTCAAGGTGAGATTGGCGTAACAGGTCCCACTGGGCAGACAGGCCCAAGCGGTCCAACAGGTGCGGACAGCACAGTTGAAGGGCCGCTAGGACCTACAGGCGCAACTGGTTCAACGGGTGCTCAGGGTACTGGCGTAACAATCCTTGGGTCATATGCAACCTTAGGAGAGCTCCAAGCAACTGAGCCAACAGGTAATCCTGGAGACGGCTACTTAGTAACTGGTGACCTC